TGTTTAGAATTGAAAAACAAGTAGATAAAAATGTATTTACACAATTAAACAATCAAGTAGATCAAAAAGAAAATCATTTATTATCTCAAGCTATATTAGGAGACAACAATGAATTTGATTATGGTGTGTTACAAACTGATTTAACAAAATTATATACAGATGCTTTTACTGGCAAGATACCAGCTCCAGAATTAAATAAAATTATTAATTCTATACCGGGTAAAATTGAAACTTACCAAGCTAACAAAGATATTGGAGACAATCCTAGATTAGCTTTTACTGAATTAAGTAATCCAAATAGTAAATTGTATTCTAATATACCTATAGAACAAAGACAAAGATTAATTAAAAATGTAAAAGGTGTATTGCTTCCAGAAGTTGAAAATGAATGGAAAAATTATGTTGCAGCAGCAGCAGAAGGTAAAGAGCCAGTTCCTTTTGATTTAAACTTTGCTAAAAAAATATTAAAACCACAAACAATTACTCAAATGAGTAATCAATTAAAAACTATAGATACTACAATTAAAAATACAGCATCTTTAAATTCAGTTTCTAATAAAGATTTAACATCATCTTTAACTCAATTTAAAAGTGAAATTGATGAAAAGGTAAAAGCTGGAACTTTAGACTTTATTATAGGAGAGAATAGAAAAAAATATTACAATGATATAGCGGCTAACAGACAGGAACAACTAAAAACAGACCCAGCTCAATTTATATTAACAACAAATGATGAGTTTAAAAATTTAGCATTAGAAATAGCAAACGAAACTAACCCAGAATTAATAAATCAAATGCAAATTAATTTAGCTAATAGATTTATTGAAGAACAAGAAAGATTAGGTGTTCCATCATACGAAGTAAAAGTGATGCCTGTAAGTCAAGCTGATAATTGGGTTGATGCTTATACTAATGGAGACCAGAATATGAGAGTTTCTATGTTACAAACATTAGAATCTCAATTTGGAAGTAATACTTCTCCAGCTATGAGACAATTATTAATAGCTGGGTTACCTACAACTGCCGAACTTTCTGCTTACTTTGGTTCTCCAGATATTACTAAAATATTTTTAAGTTTTGACGACAAAGAAGAAAGAAATAGATTAAAGACATTTGGTGTAGATAACAATGTTAAATTCAATACATTAAGATCAGACATAAGAACAAGTAAAGACATTAGAATATTTGAAGATATAGTTGCTTTAAATGGTGGGGAAAATAGTAGTGTTGCTTCAGAAAAAATGTCCAATATTGTAGATACATTAACTTACTACACTTTAAATGATATGTTTGTTAATGGTAACAATGAAAGAGTTGCTAGAACAAAAGCTATTGCTTTAATTGGAGATAGCTTTCAAGTTGAAGATACATATTATGTTCCAACTATTTTAGGTGGTAAAAGATTAAATCAAAACCAAGTAGATGCAGTTGTTGATAAAGCAAATGTAATTAAAGATCATTACTTAACAGAATTTGGTCCAGTAGCTTTTGGTTCGTTAAAAGACAAGGCTTCATCTTTAGAAATTAATGAACAATTTAATATCAATTTAAAAGAAGGTGAATGGAGAAACACTCCAGACGGAGAAAGTTTAATTTATGGAATTGTTTTTCCAGATGGTGCTTTTACTCCTATTAAAAATGCAAACAATGAATTTTTAGAATTTAGGATTGATTCTTTTGGTGATTACACTTTACCGGGAACAGATATTCAAATGAATATAAATCTTAAAAATCCTGTAGAACCAAGTTCAGATGATGCAGCTTCTTTAACAGGAGAGGATAGAGTTAGGTATGTAGATGCTCAAACAACAATGTCTGATGCTAATAATAGCCTTCAAAATTCCATGAAACAATCAGAAAGTTCTGGAAATTATAGAGTAGTTAATTCAGAAGGATATATGGGTGCTTATCAATTTGGAAATGATAGGCTTAAAGATTTTAAAAATGCAACAGGTAAATCTTTTACTAATAAAGAATTTAAAAATAATTCACAATTACAAGATGAAGTTTTTAATTGGCATACAAATGATATTGTTTCTGAAATAAATTCAAAAGGTTTAGATAGTTATATAGGTCAAGAAATTAATGGAGTATTAGTAACACTTAATGGTTTAGTAGCTGTAGCACATTTAGGTGGTAAAACAGGAATGAGAAAATTTTTAGAATCAAATGGTAAATATAATCCAGAAGATTCAAATGGAACAAGTTTAACAGATTACTTAAATAAATTCAAATTAACAAAATAATATGGCAGCATTAGGTTTTGCATTAGAAACAGATACTACTGGTCAAGAAAATGGCTACGATAGATATGCTACAAGTTTAGGACAATCATTAGGTGCGGTTGCTAGTGATAACTGGAATTTTAATCCGCTTTCTTCTATAGGAGTTTATCGTGATGTTTTATCAGCTGAAAGAGAATCTGCTAAAAACAATATTAATCGTGTAGATAGAAAAACATTAAATAAAGAATATTCTGATTTAGGATTATATTTTGAAGAAGATGAATATCAATCAGTTGTTGATATTATGGTTTCAGAAAAAGAAGAAGAAAGAGCAAGACAATCAATAATTCAAAGAGGACCAGAAGGATCATGGAATCCTTTTAGTTCTGGTTTTTATGTAGGTGCTGCAAAATTTGCAACTGGATTAGGTGTTAGTATGCTTGACCCAATTAATATAGGAGCATCTTTTATTCCTGTAGTTGGACAGGCAAGATTTGCTGCGTTAGCTGCAAGAACAAGTTTAAGAACAGCAAGATTGGCAAGAGGTACAATAGAAGGTGCTGTTGGTGCTACATTAGTTGAACCTATTGTTTACTCTGCTGCACAAAGAGTTCAAGCAGATTATGATTTACGAGATAGTTTTATGAACATTACTTTTGGTTCTATTTTAGGTGGCGGACTTCATGTAGGTGTTGGAAAAATTAGAGACATTAATACTGCTAGAAAATTTAAAAATTTTAATGCTAGAGTTAAAAAAGCTAGAGAAGATTTAGATATTACATCAGATCAACCAGACCCAGTTTTAAATTTATATAAAGAGTATTTTCCAGAAACTGGAGAACTAATGTTAAAACTAGAACAAACTGATCCAAGAACTAGAAAGTTATTATTAGAAAAATCTTTAGGTGATTTACTTTCAGATAGACCAGTTGATGTAACTCCTATAGTTAATGCTGATCCTATTCTTCGAACTGCAAAAGATAGTTCACCTACACCAGAGATCACAGCTAGACCTAAAACATCTTTTGATGAAGTTGAATTAAATACTGTAGAAAAAAATGTTGAAAATAAAACAACAATAGAAAAAGATGCAGAAATAGATTCACTATCTAATCAATTAGATACTGTTAAAGTAAATCAAAAAGATTTAAACTTAAGGTTCACAGATGAAGTAGAGGTAAAAAACGCAACTAAAGAATTAGATGAACTCAACACAAAATCTAAAGAATTAGACGAAGCTATTAATGATTTTATTAATTGTACTAACGGAAGATAATTATGGCTAAAAATATATGTTTAACAAGAATAGAAAATTTATTAAGTAAATCTTCTATTAAAGGAACTAAACAAGAAGAAATAGTAGGATTTATTAAAGATGCTATGGCAGAAAAAAAACTGTCTAGTCTTGATGAAATTAATGTTGACAAAATATCTAAAGAAGTTTCAGAACAAATTAAATTACAAAAAAAAATAAACAAAAGAAATGCTTTAGAAAATGAAATTAAAGTTAGAAAATATACAGAGTATGTTTTAAGAGAATTTCCAGATGATCCACAAGAAGGTTTAATTTCAATTATGGTAGGTTCTAATGCAAGAGTTGCTGCTTCAAGAGCTTCTGTGTCAGTACAACAAAATGCTACTGTTAATCAATTAATTGCTGGTTTTAATACAAAGTTAAGATTAGCAAAAGTAGATCAATTTTTTGACAAAGGATTAGAGGGTATAGATGAAATAGAAACTCAAAGAAGAACTGTTAATACCATTGCAGAATTATCTGCACAAAAAACAGCTATAGAAGAAAACGCAGGATTAAAACCACCTATAACAGAAACCAATCCAACTATTATTAAGATAGCAGAAATTATGGAAGAGTATTCTGAAATGGTTAGACAAAAATTAAATGACAGAGGAGCAAATATTCCTAGAATTTGGGGTTACATTGTTAAACAATCACACGATCCTTATACTGTTAGAGATGCTGCAAAAGTTTTAGGTTTAAAATTAAATGAAATAGAAGTTGATGCTAATTTAACTGTTAAACAAGATATTAACTATGCTAGAAATTATAAAGCATGGAAAGATTTTGTTTCCCAAAAACTTGATGCAGATAGAACATTTGCTAATACAGACAATGTTGATGAATTTTTACAACAAGTTTACAGCACTTTAGTAGGAAACAAATATCAATTATCAGAAGGTATAGCTAGTGCTTATGGATCAAGAGCTAAAGATGTAGCTAAAGGTTCAGCTCCTAAAAGAATATTACATTTTAAAAGTTCTAACGATTGGTTTGACTACAACCAAAAATTTGGTGCAGGAAATTTAAAAGAATCTTTTTTTTCTGGATTGCAAACAGCTGGAAGAAACATTGGAATGTTAGATACTTTAGGAACTAAACCAAAAGAAAATTTTTTAAGAATTTTAGAGACAGTTCACAAAAGACAAACAGATAGTGGTAAAGAATCTACTACAACTAAAGTATATAGACCATTTGATAAATATATGAAAATTATAGATGGCTCTATATATACTGTTGAAGGTTTTGGTTTAGCTAAATACTCTGCAATAGCAAGGTCTATACAATCTATGGCTAAACTAGGTGGTGCAACAATTTCTGCAATGGCAGATGTAGGTATTTATGGATCAGAATTAAATTATCAAGGTAGATCATATTTAGGTGGAATGTTTGAAGCATTAGGAAGTTTATTTAAAATTAAAAATACTAAACAAAAAAAAGAAATAGCAGAAATGTTAGGCTTTATTAGTGATAATACTATTTATGATATGTCTGCTAGAAATCAAGTAGGAGATAATTTAAGTAAAGGATGGACTAGAACTCAAAGAACATTTTTTAAATACAATTTATTATCTTGGTGGACTAACACTTTAAAAGAAGGCTCTATGTTGGGTTTAGCAAATTATTTTGCAAAACAAAAAAATTTAGAGTTTGGAAAATTAAATTTTAAATTACAAAACTTATTTAAACTATACGATGTAGACGCAACTAAATGGGATATAATTAGAAAAACTGCAATGGAACAGGCAGATGACGGAAAAGAATTTATTAACATAGGTTTGTTAGATCAAATGTCAGATGCTGATGTCAAAAAAATAAGAGGAACAGATAATTTAACTCAAAGACAAATAAGAATTGAAAAAGAAAAATTTAAAACTTCGGTATCTGGAATATTATTAGATAGATCAATTTATGCTGTGATAGAACCAGATGCTAGAGTAAAAGGATTTATGACACAAGGTGCATTAGCTGGAACAGGACCGGGAGAAGCTATAAGATTTTTTGGTCAATTTAAAGCATTTCCAATTTCTATTGTTATGAAAGTGTTAGGTAGAGATATGGATTATTTTAAAGGTCGTAATGTAGGAGACACAGGTAGAGGTATTAGAGGGTTATCTGCTCTTATAGTTACATCTGGATTATTAGGTTATTTATCCATGACCATAAAAGATTTTTTAAGAGGTAAAGGAAGAAGAGACCCAACTAAATTTAAAACCATAATGGCAGCTTTTTTACAAGGTGGTGGACTAGGTATTTACGGAGATGTATTATTTAAAGAAACTAGAGATGCTGGGTCGGTCTTAGCTGGACTTGCAGGACCTATTCCTTTAACAGTAGTAGATGTTGGTTTAGCTTTTAAATATGCTTTAACAGGAGAAGGTGGTAAAACAGCAAAGGCAGCTCATAGAGCAGTAAGTTCAAGTATACCTTTTTTAAATTTATTTTATGTTAAACAAGCATTTGATTATATGATAGGTTATCAAATTATGGAAACAGTAAATCCGGGTGGTTTACGAAGAGTAGAACAGAGAATGAAAAGAGAGTACAATCAAGAATTTCTATTTACAAAACCATCAACACAGTTTAAAGGTTTTTAACTATGACAGTATCAAGCACAACAGTAAAAAACAGTTCTTCAGGAAATGGTAGTCAAGATACCTTTGTTTATAGTTTTAAGATATTTGCTAATACAGATATACAAGTTATTATACGATCTGCCACAG